CCAAAAACCTTGTGGAGCTGGATAAGGTTACGCGAATGAGTCCAGAAGATGGTGCAGTCTATCTTGAAACAGTTATCAAGCCTGCCGCCAAGCGAGCGCCGCCCAAATTGGCACCGGAACCCACTGAAAAGCTGAGCGGGGCATCTATGCGAGAGTCCGATAGAGGTCCATCAGGCGCGACTTACGAATAACACCAGATACGCCCGCCATGTGCGGGCTTTTTTCTATGCAACTATTGACACAGGAATAAAATTGCATAGGATGTAACTACGGGGAGCCAAATCCCGGTAAAACTCTGTTTGGCATTGCTGGTTGATTTCCGCGTACAGCAGCGGGACGAAACTTAACTCAATGCTTTATGGAGACATACCATGTCCAACTCATTTGACTCAAACTTTACCCGCAAACTTGCGCCGATCATCCTCGATGCGTTTGAAAGCAAGCGCACCATAACCAAGAATGTAAACACTCAGTTGCTGGACGGCAAATTCGCTGGCTCCGACACTGGCACCATTGTTGATTTTAAGCGCGCAACGGACTACAAGAGTATCCGCACCGCGACAGGTGATATTTCGGCATCAACAGCCAGCGATATCATCACAGGCAAAGCGAAAGGCGAAGTGCAGGACTACTTCACCGTCTACGTCAATTACGACGAAGCTGATGAAGCCCTGAAAATGGCGCAGAAAGACCAACTCGTTGACATGCCGATGATGAACCGCATTGTTACCGACTTTGAGCTGGATTTCGCCGCCTTCATGATGAAGAACACCGCTCTTTCCTCTGGCACTGTCGGCACTCCGATTACCACATGGGCGCACGTTGCCAATGCTGGCGCTACGATGGAGTCTGCCGGTATCCCGAAGGATGGTGACTGGAACCTGGCTATCAACCCGTTCACCCAAGTCGCGCTTGCTGGTACTCAGCGGTCGCTTGGCACTCCCGGCACGACTGACCCCGCCAACCGTAACGCGACCATTACCGACAACTTCGCCGGTATGCACGTTATGTCGGCAACCACGCTCGGCACCTACACCACCGGGACTGGCGCAGACCGCGCTGGTACGTTGTCAGGTACGCCGACAGCGACCTACCTTGCAGCCAAGGACACCATGACGCAATCACTTGCGGTCACTGGCTTTCAAGCCAACCTAGTTGTTGCCGCTGGCGAGACGATTACGGTCACTGGCCGTTATCGCCGAAACCTGTCCACCCGTCAGCCTGTGCTTGATTCAACGGGCGCGCAGGTTCTGTGGAGCGCCACCGTAACCGCGTCGGTAACTCTCGGTGCATCTGGTGAGGGAACGCTGGTTTGCACCGGGCCTGCTATCTACGAGGCGTCAGGCGCTTACAACACCGTGGTTGCTGCGCTGACTTCTGGTGACGTGGTTACGCTCGGAGGTTCCGCTGTTACGACCTATCAGCCAAATATCTTCTGGCACAAGCAGGCGTTTGCGGTTGGTAGTGTTCCCATCAAGAAGCTGTACTCAACGGACACGATTGCAACCACGCGAGACGGTTTGCAGTTGCGCATCTCGAAAGGGGTGGGGTTCCTTGAGAACTTGCAGAAGGTGCGGATTGATTTCCGGCCCGCTTACGGCGTGATGAACCCCTTCTTTGCTGGCAAGGCTTGGGGTTAATCGGTTCGGTAGTGATCGGGCGGCTTCGGAGGAATCTGAGCCGCCTTTTCTTTTTGCGGAGAGAGAACATGACCACGATTACCTACGACCGGCCAAGCGGTTCAACATTGACCGTGAACGACACCCCTGAGAACCGCGCTTATGCAGCGGAGAATGGCTGGATAGAAGCCGGAACCAAACCTGCACCGAAAGCCCCGAAGAAAGAGAAGCCCGTTAAATGAACGGTATCGACAACATCGCGGGCTACACGCTGACAGTCGGCACTGCTGACTTTGTTATTACCGATTCTATTGCGCAGTACGACCCCATTGTTGACAACCTGGCTGACGGGGATGAGTGCAGCTACAAGGCGCAGTTCATTGATCCTTCATTCAGTGATGATTACGAAACAGGTCGAGGCACCTGGAATGCGGGAGCGGGGACCATATCCCGCACGACCATCAAAACCTCTAGCAATAACGGCTCGATTGTAGACTTCGGAGCCGGTCCTAAAGTCGTATTTATTGTGTCCGATTATGAATCGCTGACGGACATGAACAACATGGTGGACTCTGCTGAAGGCGCGGGTTCACTCAAGATGACCACCGCAGAGCGCACGAATATTGCGGCAAATGTGGCGCTGCTTGCGACAAGGGGTGAGGCGTTTACTGCGGATTACGGCACAACCGCAGGCACTATTGCGGAGGGGGATGATGCTCGCTTTGGGTCTGTGGACATAGGCGATCTGACGCCTGCGGCGTCCATTGCTGGCACAGAGCTGTTTCCTGCTGACCAGGGTGGGAGCGGTGTAAGCATTACCGCTGACCAGATACTGGCCGACCCTTACGCACAAATAAAAGGGTATGCGTTTACCCGGTTTAAAGGGTATTGGGGCTGCACAGATATCAGGCCAAGCTACTCAAGCACCACAGACGATTCCTTAATTGATAACGCGCCGCTTGTGTTATATCGAGGGGGCGCAGCAGCAGGAGCCTCTAACCTTATAGGCACATACGTTGTGTCATGTGTTGGTCTTACAACAGGCACAGACGCCACCGGCTACGCTGTCGCCGTGCATCTTGATCAGAAGTATATATTCATTCCCGGAACAAGCGACCTAGATCAGCGATGGGCGCTTTTGATTCCAGTCCTTCCGACCAGTGGTGTTCAGGACTTCACTATTCAGGTTGGCTTTATAAGTGGATTTCCTGCTCTCGCAGTGCAGGGAATATACCTTGAGTTAACCGGCGCGAGTCCTAATTGGTTTGTGTGCGTAAAGGATGTGGCAGGAATCGAGCGTGTTGATACTGGTATTGCCGCCATAGCAGCCACCCCTATTACATTGCGCGTGGCATATAGCGGAGACGCTGAAGAAAGCCGATTTTGGATTGACGGCGTTGCTACAGACCCCATTTTGGATACAACCCGCGCTGTCGATTTGGTGGCACTGCTAGGCATGGTTTGTGGCATCCGCAAAACAGCCGGGACAACCGCACGGACCCTAGTATTTTCTAATCACAAATACGATAACGGCAAGGTCGAGGTTCCAAACTTCGGATGAAGTCATAACTGATGGCATGGTGGACCGGCAAAACAGACATCTTTGGAATTTCCTTAGGTGATTCTAACATGGTTGGGTCTGGCGGTTTTGAGCTAGGCGTACAGACGTTTAACACGCACGTCCAATGCTACGCGACCACCGCAACTATCCCCTATGACATTGGCGAGCTGGAGTGGCGCACTCTTGACCCGAATGGCACAAGCCGCAACGACCAGATGCTTGAAACCTTGCTAGATGACACGACCTATATCGGCCAAGTTCTCGGAGGTAACGGTAACGCCGCGATGCAGATGGCCAGCACGGTTCAGCAAGGAACAGATGCGGAGACGTTTTGGCTGTATCAGGGCGCACAAGGCGGTACGACTGCCTACGACTGGGCATTCGGCGACAACTGGACAACGATGCTTGCAGAATTGCCTGCCGCGCTCACTGCCGTGCCGGGTTCGCCGACCTATGCCGACGTGATCTATATCAGTCTTGGGGCAAATGATGCCCTTGGGATTTTCAGCCCTACCTATACGAGCGAGCAGTTTTACACCAATTTTAGCGCACTGCGTAGCCAGATGATTAGCGAAGGTTGGTGGGTGCCGGGAACGACTCAAATACTGCTAGGTGATTTACCCCAAAACGGGGTTATACCCGGCTCATGGGTGGGGCTTGATTACGTTCGGGCGCGACTGAATGACCGCATTGCATTGGTGAGCGGGTATGGATTGGCAATACAACCGGACTTTATCGACGTTCACTACACGCCTGCATCACTGACAACGATGGGCCGCACAGCGGGCGAGATGGTAATTGACCAAATCCCTTGGCAGCAATCAGTGTTTTCTGTTGGTGGCACTAGATTGTCCGTTGGTGGCCAGAAACTGCGGGTGCATTCCCCATGAACTGCCGACTTGTTCAGCGGATTAGAAGCCTCGGCAGGAAGGCACTGCGAAGTAATCACCTATTATCAGATAAGTGGTGGAATCCGTGCGGGGTTGTGAATGGGTATTACACCAACTTAGCTCCTGATGATGGCCCTATCGGCAAACCGGATAACCCCGGCGCAAGGGCTGGACTGCACGAGAACACTGGTCAGAAGAATGTCAGCGTGGAAGTTGTTTGGTACGGTAATTCCCAATACGGAGCCGGTCCGACAGTGTGCATTAACCCTGACGCGAAGGATTTTGGCTTGGGGTTTTGGTACGAAAAACTCCTGTACGGCGGGACATTGGTGTTGTGGGCATTGGGCCGACAACCGAGTGATATACGCATGATTGCCTGCCTGAATGATGCCGGTTATCACACAGACGGAACGCCGGTAAAACTGCGAATGGACGTGATAGGCAATAGCGTGAAGTGCTACAGGGACAATGAACTGATGATTACCGAGACGGTTCCTGATGAATTGGTAGGCTCCACTATTCACGGGTTATCGGTGGACGTGAATGCTGCACAACCGCGACAACCTAACTTACCGTGTGCAGTGGCTCCCTATTCATGGAGGGCGATTTAATGCCTTCGTTTGCCCCTATCGCCTCGATACCGATTGCATCCGGTCCTACGAGTGTCTACGCCCCTGATATTCCGGTGGTGGTGAATCCTTCTGCCTGCTTTGGCTATACCACTGCGGGAGACGTAGCGAGCGGTGCCCTCAAGCTGATTTTAGTGGAAGCCGGTGACTCCGCCTTGGAACCGGACGAATACGCCGATGCTTTGGATGCGATGAATGACTTCATGGCCGCACAGGAAGCCGAAGGACTGCGATTAGGCTACTCCCGCGTCTGTAACGTGTCCGACATTGTGACCATTCCTGACGGGGCTATACGGGCCTTGAAAGCGAACCTTGCCATTGAATTGGCTCCGCAGTTCGGGGGCAAAGTCTCCGCTACCCTGATTAAACAAGCCAATGAGGGAATGAATACCCTTCGCCGGATAGGCGTGAAGATCGGCCAAGCGCGGATGCCTTCGACCCTTCCAATGGGTGCGGGGAACTACTGCTACAGTACATTTTCCAATGATTCACCCTATGCCGAAATGACCCTGAACAACAACCGAAGGGTCACAGATATCATCGTGGCGGCAGGAGCGGAGAAGGCGCAAGGGTTTTGGTCTATTGGCAGGTTCTCCGGCCTGTCTCCTGACATTTCGGGGCGAATCATCAACAACGGGCCTAAACGCACTTACCAACTGAGCGCAGACCTGACCCTTGTGGCCGATGACGATATTTTAGAGTGCGTGGTGGGCTTTGTGCGGAATGCGCAGTTTGTCCTGTACACAACCCTAGAACTATCCACAACCGCAGCCAGAGCGGTGATAGAAGGCTCTGTTGAGCTAGAGCAAGGGCAGTACCTCGACATTGTGGTTGCAGACGTTTACACCACAACTGACATTACCCTGACTGACGGGGTGGTCAAGCTATGGTAGACACCGTACTTCCCATTGCGAACGGCTTCTACACTTCGGATTCCCTGCCGGTATCCGCGCAGAACTGCGTGAACTGGTATCCCCATGTGAACGAAGCGCCCGCGCTGAATCAGGAAATACTTTTCGGGACGCCAGGAATTACAAATGGTATCGAGTTCAGCGACGAACCGTGCCGAGGAATCATAACGTTTGGTGACACGTTGTATCCAGACAAAGTTTATTTCGTTAACGGGAACAATCTTTATAGCTGGGACGGTGTAAGCCCTGATGTTGTGTACATTGTGCCAACGCCTGTCGGCGGGATTCTTGGAACTGGATTGGTTTCGATGGCGACTAGTCAATCACAGCTAATGATAGTCGTCCCCGGTGAGGATGGGTATATCGTGGAGAAAGGCTATGGCGGCTCGCCTGATACTGTGGTTTTGATTACAGACGGCGATTTTAAAGCCAACGGCTACCCGCAAGCGGTGGTTTTTGTAGACGGGTATTTTGTCTGCCCCACCGATGAGGGCGGCAAGTTTATTATCTCCGCACTTAACGACGGTCTTTCATGGAATGCGCTAGATTTTGGAACAGCGGAATCTGCTCCCGACGAGGCGGTAAGCGCGGTAGTGGTTCGGAATCAACTTTATATTGTTGGCTCAACCGGAGCAGAGCAGTTTTCCAATGTGCCTAATGGCGCAGGATTTCCGTTTCAGCGTTCAGGGTTGTTTTTGCCGCGAGGAACGTTGACGCCGCTCTCCATTGTTGCCTGCGATGACACATTTATGATGATCGGGGGAGGAAAGAACGAATCCCCGGCAGTGTGGGCGCTGGATGGCAACAGTTTGGTGAAGAAGTCCACGTCAGCCATTGATACACTTTTGCAGGACTTAACAGACGTTGATAACAACACCATAAGCGCATGGACCTATGCACAAGCGGGGCATTACTTTGTCGGGTTTGGGCTTCCCAACACTACGATTGTCTATGACCTAACTACCGATAGATGGCACGAAAGGTCGTCAAGGATATACGCGGGCGGCGTCTACACGAATGTCCCTTATCGCGTCCAAGGATTTGCCATGTTACGGCAGATACTCGTGGCATCCGACAATATCGACGGGCGCATCGGCGTTGCAAGCCTTGATTCCTACACCGAGTACGATATGGAGATAGTGCGAACCTTCACTACTCAGCCGTTCCAGAACAACATGCAACCGTTTTTTGTGCCAAAGATGGAATTGACCGTGGAAAGCGGCGTCGGGCTTTTGGACGATGGCCAGCCGGATAGCGCGGTTAATCCTTCCATCACAATGGAAGTATCACGAGACGGCGGTAAGACGTGGGGACAAACCCGCACCCGATTAATAGGTGCATTGGGCGAGTACAACACTCGGGCAGTGTGGCGGCGTAACGGGCGGTGCGCTCGCTTTGATGTTTATAGATTTACGATGAGCGCTCCCGTAAAGGCGGTAGTGATCCAGCTAACAGCCCAGATAGAGGCCGCAGATGACGCAGCCGCGTAGAAAATTAGGAGGTTCTCTTGGCCCAGCTTGACGCATCACTGCCGATTGTTGAAAAAGATGGAACCATGACGACCGTTTTTCGCAACCAAATGAACCGCTACGAAATCCAATTTCCGATAGCGGGTGCCGGTTCGCCCAATGGCGTGGTTGAGGGTTCGTACCTGCAAGAGTATCTCGACGTGACAGGAACGACAGGGTCGATTGTTTACCGAAAGATGTTGCCCGACGTGGGCGGTGATAAGACGCTCGGATGGGTGGCAGTTTAAGGAGTAAGTTATGGGATTTTTGAGCGACATTACAGACAGTATTTTCGGCGGCACTGACAAGACCGGCATTAATGAGCAGAAGGACGCGAACGCGCAGACGCAGGCGTACATCCGTGAGCAGTCAGGACTTGCCCGAAACAACGCCAATGACCTTTACCGGCAGGGCGACCAAGCGCGGAATCTTGGCATTAACCTGGCTATGGCTTTGATGGGGCAGGCGCTACCGCAGCAGTTCGGGATGCTTCAAAGGGGGCAGGCTGACTACCAGAACGCGATACTTGGCAATCCTGACGGGTCGCTCGCAAGCCTTACCAATGCGCCGTTTCAGTACATGCCCGGCGGGCTTCCGCAGGTCACGCCTACGCAACTGCCCAACTTTAACCAGACGTGGAATGTCGGCACAGGCTCACCGGCTCAAGGGTTCAGCCAACAAGCCGCGACACAAGGCGCTCAGGGTTCGCAGGGCGGCGCGATCAACCAAATGATAACCAATCAAGTGCTATCGCAGATGCTTGGAGGACTGTTCCGATGATCTCACCGGCTTATGGTTTAGGAGGCGCTAATGCGGCGCTGAATGATGCCCGCTTTGGCAATGCAATTGTTCTTGGTGGTTTCGCAGGCGGCGCGGTTCCGCAGGGTCATCAGGCAGGCAGCTTGCAGGCGGCTTACAGCGGCGCTATGGGCGCACCGGCTCAACAGCAAGCCTTTGCCAACTTCACCGCATCACCGGGGCAGGAGTGGCTACGGCAGCAGGCTGAGCAGGGTACTCTGCGGAATGCGGCTGCTATCGGCGGCTTGGGTGGCGGGAATGTCCGGCAGGAGTTACAGCGGCAGGCGATGGGTCTTGCTCAACAAGATTTTCAAAACCAGTTCAACAACCTCGGAACCGTGGCAGACCGGGGCTATAACGCGGGCAATGCCTTGGCCAACTACAACACCAACATACAGGGCGCAAGAGCAAATCTTGCCTACGGCGCAGGACAGGACATTGCCAACAACCGGGCATCGACCACGAGCGCGTTGAACAATCTCTACGGCAACTACACAAGCAACATCGCCAACCTGCTGAGCGGTGCTGGTGGAGCGCAGGCGTCGAGCAATCAGAGCCTTGCGAGCCTGTTGGCTAACCTCGCAACGGGTTCGCAGAATAGCTTTGTGGGTGCTTCGCAATTGCCGAATACCACAGTCAACCCCGGCATGTTGGGTGGCATAGG